GCACAATACAACGACACTTACGGATATATCCCATATCAAAAATTGAGTGATACAATCAACATTTCAGCTACATCTACAGGGTTCAAGACAGGGACATTTTCATCACCACTATCATTTAGTGGGACTGGTCCTGGCTTCTACTTTATTGTTGTAAAGTTCAACGCAGCAACAACTCCTGTGTGTCGTTTCGCACAACCTGCTATTCAAGCACAATTATATTTTCCTAATGGTATATTGATGTGGAATAATGGATTTGTATTAAATAATGGTGGTTCACAATATATCACACCATTTAATACTGCGGCAACCAATAGTATCCAAATCGGTCAAAACATATATTCAATATCAAGTTTCCCTACAACTTGGACTGGTAGTGATAGTGCGACCCTGACTACAACATCGGCAGTCAATTATATTCCTGGATTTATCCTCCACACCATAAGATAATTTAACTATTTATAGAATATGAATAATGTAAATAAACAAATCTTCAACTCATACAATTTAGCACCTGGTGATATGTATAGGCTTGATGTTCGTGAGAATGTTGAGCGTAGTATCAAAAAGGACGAATGGTTGTGGTGGGGTGATATGAACGACTACCCCCAATTCGTATTAGAGTTGATGGAAAAATCTGCTACATTAGCGGTATGCTTAAATAGTAAAATCACCATCAGTTTTGGTAAAGGTGTAGAGATTGAAGGTATGGGAAATACGATGGTAAATCGTTATGAAAGTATTAGTGAATTATATTATAAATTACTTGCTGATGTATGGATTTTCGGTGGATTTGCCATTGAGGTAATATGGTCTAAAGATGGTAATAATGTTGAAAGTATTTACCACTTACCATTCCAAAATATTAGAGTTAAAAAACCTTTGGAAGACCAACACGAAAGGGATATTGAAAATTATTACTATTGTGAAAATTGGAAGGCTCAAAGAAAAATTATTACTCGTTTTGACGGGTTAAATCCTGTAGATAGAAATGGAAGACAAATCTACTATTGGAAAAATTATACACCAAGTAATAACAGATTTTATCCATTATTACCTTGGCAGTCAGGGGTTAATTCTGCTGTATTGGAAAGTGAAATATGGGAGTTCCACAAGACCAACCTTGCCACATCACTTTTACCGAACTTAAATGTGTCTTTGATAGGTTCTCCTACCCCACAGGAAAAAGAAGAAATCTACGAGGAATTAATTAGGTCTTATAGTGGTAAATGGGGACAGAAGTTGATGTTGTCGTTTAGTGATAGTCCTGATACAAGACCTGTGATTGAAACGATTTCAAACAACGCAAACTCGTCGTTGTATATTGATGTATTAACCTTGGCACAATCTGCGACGATTTCGGCTAATCAAATCTCGTCCCCATTATTGATTGGGGCTCATATTGGGGTCGCAAATGGTTTTTCTTCCAACGCAGATGAAATCAAAACAGCAACACAACATTTGGTAGATTTCGTTATTAAACCACAGATTGAAAAAATGAATATGGGACTTGAAAATGTATTGGCATTAAAATACAATAAACCAGTCCAAATTATTAACCACTTCCAGAATACAGAAAACTTATGATTTATTATATCAGCACCGATTATGTCCGTAATAATCTACCTGTAGATTATTCTTTATTGGAAGGTAATATTTTACCCGCTTTACAACAGGCTCACTTTATAGAAGCAAGAGATTTGTTGGGTGATAAGTTATTCAATCAAATTAACGATATGATTGAGAGTGGGACTATTACAGACCCTCAAAATCATCATTACAAATATCTTTTGGATAATTACCTTCAAGATGTCGTATTGTATGCGACACAGGTTTATCTAACTACAAACCTCTTGGCGAAGTATGCCAACAAGGGATTACAAAGTCCTTCAAGTGAGTTTTCAACATCTGCTGACCTTGGCGTTTATAGACAGATGAAACAAGAGTGTAGGGACTTATCTACATACTATAGTGAAAGATGTAAGAACTGGTTATACTGGAACCAAAACTTCTTCCCTGAATATACCTATATGATTACCAACGGGGAACAACCATCAAACCCAAGAGACAAATATGCTGCGGGTGGTATGGTATTGGGTCAAAGAGCTCGTTGGAGTAGAAATAACCAAGCATTCAATTCTTGGTCTTCTTATGGTTGTTGTGGATAATGGCAAATTACTTTCCAACATATCGTCGTGGTGAAAGCATTACAGGGTATGCTCAACGATGCTCAAGTAGTCCTGATTTGGTAAAGGTTGTCCCATCACCAAGTGCTCGTATTGAAGTTTGTAAAGAACACGCACAGGAAGTGAGGGAGTTTTCCCCGAGCCAACCATTTTCACAAAATGGTAAAAGCGTTCCATCAGTCCGTGATGTGAATGGTTAAATTGGTGGTATTCCCGTCCGTATAGGAAGTAAAAACACTCATAGGTAGTTTTACCTGTAATTTTAGATTTAAGGACATTAACACGAAAGTCGGTATTTTCTTTACCGATGGATATTGTCGTGCTCCTAATTATTTCAACCATACCACAAATATAGGTAAAATATTTTTATGCTCCAACTTGACTTTTGATACAAATGGAACTATTTATTGTTATACCGAAATGATTATGAAAGACAAAGAAAACAAAACCCCACAAAATCTTCGTTCTAACGAAGTCAAAAAGACATTACACATAAGAGCATCAAAAGATGTCCGTGATGAGTTATACACACGGGAAAAGAACTTGAAACGGGAGGATTACTTCTTCAACCTACAAGACCAATTAACCTATCTAAAATAAATTAAATTATGGCACACCTTAAACTAACCGCACAGAAAGTAAGAAACATCAAGAAACACATTCTTACAGGAGAATTAACACACGAAGAAATCGCTAAAAAGTATGGAGTAAGTCGTCCCCTCATTACCAAGATACATTTGGGAATGATTGACCCTACACATAAAAACGCTCGTTGGGGACATATTGTGGTTCAACCTGAAGAAAACCTTGAAGACATTTTTAAGTTAAGTGATTTTAATTCCAACAAATAAAATGAAATACTACCCTTTTGAAAATCTATCTTGTATAGAAAGTATGGTAATGTCTTTGATATTACATCATCAAGAAGTATTACCACATCGTCCTATTGATTTTACCAACTCGTTTGCTGCGGAGTATCTAAAAACATCAATACCCACAATATCCAGAGTTATTGGTAAGTTGAATGAAAATGGTTATATTCATACCTCACAAACTAAAGGTCGCAACAGAATTATAACCATTATAAAAACCCCAAGTTTAGAATGTCTAAAACAGGATACATAATATTTAACAATTATTTTGATTTCAAGAACTATGAAAATATCCTAATGTCTTTGATTGTAGGATTACATCGTTCAGGAAAAAGTATTTGTTTCAGTAATGGATATGCCGCTGTAAAGTGCGGTGTATCCACCCGAACAATTACTGATACTTTGAAACGATTTGTTGATGAGGGGTTTATTTCCATTCAATTCTTGAAGGGGAATTACAGAATAATCAAATTGTTAAAGACCCCTCTAATCTATGAGGATACTGAAGAATGTGGTATAGAAAACAATTCTACACCTATAGAAGAGAGTTCTATACCTATAGAAGAGAGTTCTATACCTATTGAACTGGGTTCTACACCTATAGAACACACTTCTAACAATAATATAGATTATATTATAGATAATAATACGCAACATACGACGAATGAGATTTTGATTGAATGGAAGGAAGACAAGAGGTTCTGTAAAGTCGCCAGTATGTTTCCTGAAAACAAATTGAAGGAGGTAAAACGAGCGTATGATTATTTCTGGTTATTCTTACCTGAAAACGATAAGTTGGAAATTGAGAGGACACTACCTACCTATATCCAACGAAACCAAAGTAATAAAAATTACATAAAACAAATTGATAAGTATTTTGAGAGTAGATTTTGGATTACTGACGAAACAACTTTATCTTTGTTAAAACCAAAACAAGTTCAACCGAAAAGATTTATATTTTAATTATGAAAACAAAATACACAGAAGACGGAAGGAAATATCTTATTTCCCCTGATGAGTTCCTTGAAGGATTGAGTTTATCAATCATCTTCAACCTACACAAAGTAGAAAATCCTGAAGCAATTACACTCAAGGACAAACTATGGGAGGCAGCATACATTTACCTTGATGACGCACCAACGAATAGTGCGATATTCACTCACACGATGATTGGTTTTGATAATAAAGACGAGATGGTTTATTTTTGGATTAAAGAAGCGATTACGGCGATTTTAAGTCATATACCCTTCAAGGAAAAGAAAGTCAAACTGGCGTGGGGAAAACCATATAAAACCGATAAATCCCTATTGGTAAGAGAAACCACCGACGGAAAGTATATTGCGTTGAAGTTCTTTACCAACGGAATTGTAATGAATAAGAAGGACTATACTATTTTATTGGAAGATTTGGGTGTGGAACTCAACGACATCACACCAAGTCAATTTAACCGATTGGAATACGCAATCAGGAGTAGTATTGGAGACCATAGTTATTTTACCCGATACAAGAGTTTAAGATGTTTCTACGAGAGTGTATTGACCGAGAAGGGTATTACCTCAACTCAAACGAAAAGAGAGGTCAAATACGATATAAACAGAGGATTAGTTCAAGAGAACTATTTTGATTTAGAACTTGATAAAAATATTTTTATAGATATTTAATATCAAGGGGGGGAGGTTTGTCTTATTTTATCTTTAATCTATGACTTTCGGTTCGGCATATATTTTTTTTACTCCCCCCCTTTTATAAAGTTATGGAAGAACAACCTGATTTAATTGTAAGAAGAAAACGAGTTAATGACTTCGGTGAGTGGGAACACGAGTGCGTGGATTGTGATAGATGGCTTCCCAAGAGTAAGTTTTCGGGGTGTGTTGAAAAGATTGATGCGTATGGTAATTGTTTGGTATGTGCGTCGTGTCGTCAAAAAAGCTCCAATAAGAAAAGAGAACTAACTATAAAAAAACAAACAGAAGAGTTTTTACTATCTATTGGATACGATAGTAAATTAGAAAAACCTATCTGGCAACAATTCAACGATAAACACGGATTTCCGTATTAGAATATTTATAAACTATGAATGAAGTTATTATAACGGCGGTTATTAGTTTTATATCAACGATTGTAGGATACAAAGTTGGTTCAAAGAAAAACAAAGCCGAAGCAAACAAAATAGAAATTGAAAATGTAAAAGAGGTTATTAGTGTCTATGTGGATACGATAAATGACCTGAAAATTGAGGTAAGAGAATTGAAGGAAAGATTGGCGACTTACCAAAAACATATTGAAAAATTAGAAGGAGAATTATATTCTTTTAGACAACAGATGGCACCGACCACATCAAGACGAAGAACCACCAAGTAATGAAACTCACAATCCAAGATGTAGATGTTAAGGACATATTCAATTTACCGATTGAAGACCGAAAAGAATTGGTAAGACAGGGAGTAGATTTGTTCTTACAACAAAGTAAAATAGGGGCGTTAGTCCTCAACACATCGTTAGATGCGTATATTGATAGACACCTTATGATACTTGAGGCTG